GGCTGGCCCACCCCTTGTTGCGGTTGTGCCGCTTGCTGCTGTGCCTGCACCTGAGGCGGCGCACCCTGTGGCCGGTCCGGCTGCTGTGCCCGTTGCTGCTGCGCCTGCTGCGCCCGTCGTCGCCGTCACTTCTCTTGAGAGTGTCGGTGACGGCAAGCGTGGTGCTGCGGCTCGTGCCCCGAAGCCTGCGGTGCCTGTGGCTGAGCCTGCGGATGCGAAGGGGCCTCCTGCCCCTCCCTGCGTGCCCTGGAACTCTGACCCAAACCATTTGGCCAGTTGTCTCTCGTGTCGCGTGCAATTCAAGCAGCTCGCTCAGACGAGCCTTCATGGTCGCCGCATTCACAAGCAGTACACTGAGCTCTTGGCCGGTCAGCTTAAGCACAATCGGTTCAAATTTGCCAACGATTCTGTTTGGCAGGCAGCACCGCTGTGGCTTCGTCAGATTATCACGAACCACAATGGTAGCGTCAAGCCAAAAAACTGATCGCCGCCCTCCAGGGTTACCCGCCTGAGTTTCGCGGATACGTCTTCGACTCTTCTGGCTGGGCGGTAAAGAGGCGCGTTCCCCTTCCCAAGGGAGGGCGCCCCTGTGGTCTGTTTTCCGCCTTCACCGCTGAGCGACCACCGCCGGCGGTTTTGGGTGGCATGGAATTCAAGGGTGAGTACCGGCACCCTGACTATGATGTCAAAGCATGCCAGGCCTCCGTCGATCAGTATTTCCGGCCCTACCCTGTCTTGGGCGGGTCAATCGATAGTGAGGCCTGGAGCCTCGCCTGGGCGCAGACGCGTATGATGTTTGCTGAGCAGCTTCGTGGCTGCCAGTCGCAACTTCGTGTTCTGTCGATCGACGAGGCCGTTGCGGCCCTGCGCGGTTCATCCGTCACTGGTTGGCCGTGGTCCCAGCGTCACGCACTCAAGTCTCAGCTTTATGCTGACCCTGTTTGCATGCGCTGGTATAGTGAGGTTTTCGAGCCTTCATTTGCCACTGCCACTCCGGTTTACGCGTTCCTAACGCAGGCGCTAAAGCGTGAGCCTAGACATTTCTCCAAGCTTGATGCACCTTCAGCATCTGCCCCGAACGGCGTTAATCAGGCCATCCGGTCTGTGTTCGGGGATGATGCGTTCCGTGTTCTTATGTGCAAGCGCCTTTGCGGCTCCTTCAATGATGCTGTTGTCGAACGTTCGTACAACGGCGTCGTGGGCCGCTGTTTCTCGGTCGTGGGGATGAGCCCTTTCGCCGGAAACTTTGGGCGTATGGTCAAGAAGTTCGAGGGCATGTCTGCCTACGAGCTCGACGGCAAGAAGTGGGACGCCTCCATGTTCCCCGCCGCCCTTCAGGAGATCTGCCGCCTTCGTGTTGCCCTTATGGGCAAAGCTTATAACGAGGAGCAGGTGACCAGCTTGCAGAACTATTACGTTTCGATCACGTGCTGTCTTATCGTCATGCCTGACGGGAGGGTCGTTTGGAAGATTACTGGTCAACCCAGTGGTCAGGCCAACACCACAATTGACAACACTATATTCACCATTTTCGTGAACCTTTATGGTTTTCACGTGTGGTGCATGAAGATTCGAAGGCCACCCACTCGCGAATTCATCGACGGTTACGCGACTGGGGATATCGTCGCCGTGTGCTACGGTGATGACAACAATCTCGCTTTTTCGGCTCGTGTGAAGATGGACATACGTGAGCTTATGCTCATCCTCTACACGCACTTGTACCTTGAGTTCACCGTGAGCCCTGCTGGCCCGGTGACGAGCTTGAAGTGGTTCAACTTCGGCTTTGTCAATGTCGGCCCGCCATTCGGCTGGTTGCCCGACCCTGACGTCAAGCGTCGCTTGTGTACGCTGGATTGTGCGCCCCCCATCTACTCGCTCGGCAAGGTCTACGAGCGTGCGGTTGGGGTCATGATCTACTCATATGGCAATCGTGCTCTCTATGACTACATCAATGCGTACCTCGACTGGCTTGAGGTGCGGGTGGGGCGGCGGAGCCCATTGCTCGTCACGCGACTGAGCGAGTATGACGTTATCTCCATATACAACGGCATACGGGTCTACCAAACCACCGTCGTCGACGGCGACGTGCTGTAGCATCCGACTGTGTCGGCCTCTGCAGTGCCTTGCCTTGATGACCGGTGTGGTCTTGCGGTTCAGCGCACAGCCGGTACTGAACGCCGGTTTGTGGGTGCATTTTGTGCTAGTGGGTACACGTGATCTTGAGACGGCAATCATCGGCGAGCTCGCAGATTGGAAGGCCGTTGGAAAAGAGATTGAAGGTCCTTTTGACCAGCTAGTGGAGTTTGTGGCGGATTTCGTCGACGGTGTGATTCCTGACTACACCGCCGCCAAACTTGCTCCGTGGCTTGGTATCTCAAATCGGCCTGGCCGACCGCTGAAGAGGAGCATTCGACGTGACCGCTCGGTGCCTGACCTGAGGATGCCCCCCAAGGGCGCCAAGGGCCGGGTTGCCGGTGGTGACAAGAAGGCTCGTCAGAAGGCTAAAGGGAAGGCAAAGCGCGCCGGTGCGTCCACGGCTGCTGCCATGGCCGCTGTTGGCGAGCTTAAGGCTGCGGTTGCTGCCATGCGGCGGTCCGCATCCGCCCCCCCTAAGTCTAAAGCGAAGGCTAAGGCCAAAGCCAAATCACAGGCCAAGCCGGCCCGCGACCCTACTGGGCTGCGCACCGGTGCCGCTGGGATCATATCCCTCGCGGCTCCCATGGGCGCTTCACACCTCGGTGGGAAGATTGCTCATGGGCTCAAGTCCATCGAGTTGGACGGCCTTGATCTGCTTGCACCTGGCATCGAGATGTCCGTCACTACGGGCGCGATGTTATTCCAGGTGTATGTGAATCCGCATTCGGTGGTCAACGCCAGGATTACCAAGCTTGGCAAGCTCTTTGAGTTTTACCAGTTTGACTCCATGACGGTTGAGTACGAGCCCGCGGCCTCTTCGGCGACCGCTGGCTCCTTTCTCGGGTATTTCGACCCTGACCCCACCGATGCGGTTACTGAGTCCGCTGCTGGCATCATCCAGGCTAACGCCCACGATGGTGCGCGGACCACGAACTGTTGGACGCAGGCGTCCTGGCCCATACCGCTGCGCCTTGCGGGCACTGGCGGGTTTTATGTGGCCACTGGATCGCCGATCGGCCTCGACGATGCCGACGTTCGACAGCAGTTCCAGGGGAAGTTTCAGTTGATGCAAGTGGTCCCTGCGGCGTTGGCTATTGTGACCGGCTCGCTCCGGTTGCGGTATCGCCTGCGCATGTGGGGGCCCACTGACTCTATCGATAACGACAGTGTCACAGATCTGTGGACCCCGCCCACCGGCTCCATTGCGATTGGCACTGCTGCCGGTCATCAAGGAATCGATGGTTGGGAGCACACCGACCTGAACGACGCCGCGGCTCCGACCAACGCGTTGAATCTGACGTGGGTCGCGGGCCCTGGCGGGCTTTTGCACTGCCCCTTTTTGTACATCACCAGACCTGGGGTGTACCAGCTCTCGCTGTTTATCCCGGTTGTTGCTACCCCGGCCGCTTCTCGCAATGCGGTCAATGAGTTTAGCTTCTACTGGGCTATCGGTGATCCAGCTGCTCTCACCCCTCTGAGCTACACCTTTGTGGACCCTGACGCCACGGGTTCGTCCTCGGGTGTGGGTGTCACTCGTGGCACCTCTTGCACGGCAATCGTGACGGTGCTGCAAGGTGACATTGATGAAGGGAAGAATGCCTATGGCATCGTGTCGGAGGAGGAAACTGGCCCCACTGTGGCCGACCTCAGCTTATACGACCCAGTCTTCTCGGTGACGCGCTACGGGGACGGGATATTCTCTTTCG